GCGACGGGATAAACATACGCGTGGTGACCGTACCGTCCTCGTCAATCGACCGTATGAGGTCCATGCCGAGCGGCGCGGGATCGATGAAGTAGTGCTTGACCCAATGGTGGCCTACACCGCCGGGGTTCGCGCTACAGCGAATACGCTTGTTCTTTACGCCATGCGCGGATCGCAAGCACGCTTTCAGCTTTTTGTACGCCGCGCCGTCTTTCCAGTTACCGAGTTCGTCCCAGCCGATCCATGTGTACTGGTGACCCTGATATACGTCGGCGTCGCTCTCGACTTCCAGATGGCGTAGCTTTAAAGTAGCGCCAGACGGGAACACGAACATGCGCTCGGATACTTTGTATACGGCGCCGAGCGGCAAATACAGTTCTTTTGCGCGCGCTAGTAGTTCCTCAAGCTGCGGATACGACTGGCGGAAGATGATCCCGCGCCACGACGTACCGATCGCTATATCCTGTAGGAAGTCGCCAAGCAGAAAGTCGGATTTCCCGCCCCCGCGCGCACCGCCGAATAGTAGTTCGTCAACGAACGGCGCACCCACGGCCAACGCTTGCGGGCCGGGCTGGGGCTCCCATATCTGGAACCCCATGCGCTCAAGCTGGCCGTTCTGTAGCGCCATGCTATATCCGTATTCCTATGCCGATACCCGGCAACTGTACTGTCACGTCGATAATCGGAGTAGATGGCGCGGGCGCTGGGGTCGGCGTCACAGTCTGGTCCGATGAAGGGTCGGGGTCCATACTGGCGTTCGGCGCCGGGTTCGGCATGATGTACCCCCTACACCGCTGGTCCGTCTGCCGTAGCGCGCAGTACAGCCGCGCATTGCAACCCTTACCCCCACGCAACTCGCAAACGTTCGCCATATCTACCTCCTAGAGTGTGACATACTCCTGAAATAGCAACTGTTCCGGCGGCACAATATTCGACTTTAGCAGGGTTTCGAGCATACGGCTCGCGCCGGCCGGGTACGGTACTACACCGTCGCTCAACATCATGATTTGCGTGAAGTGGTTGCCAACCAACTTGTACACGTCGAGGCTGTCTTCGACCGTGAAAAAGCGAATTATCGCCCCGCGCTCCAACTCCAAAGTACGGGTCGCGTAAGTAGCGCGCACCAGATTGAGCGATGACGCCTCGATCAGCGCCCGCGCTTCATCCCACGCCACCGCCATCATCTTCGGGGACGAAGCTATCACTGCCACGCGCCAGTTCTTTTCCCAGACGAAGGTATTCCGCCGTGTCTGCTTTAAAGCATCGGAATATTTCATAATAGCCTCGCGCAACCCATCCTGATGGTCTGAACTGGTCCCTTATATCCTTCAACCCCTTTTTGCCAAGGGGGCCCGCGAAAAATAACAGCGCGTCGCCAGCGTCGTAGAAATACACAAAGTACTGCTTGGTTCCGCTTTCCGTAAAGCCGACAGTACGCACGCTCTTTTCCACGTACGGCGTCAGCGGCTCGACGGTTGTCGGGTACTTCTCGCTACGAAAGCGCATAGCCCCGCTGGCATCTTTCACAGCAGGCCCTTTAAAGCAGCCAACGGCTTGTCGGATGCTTCCGGCGTGAGTTCCACGTAGTCGCCTTGCAGGATTTCGGGTACTTGCGCGGCCGGCGCCGCTAGGGCCTTCTGCTTGGCGCGGTCATCCAAAGTAGTTTTCTTCATTTCGAGCCATTGGTCGTACGTTTCCGCACGCGGCATGATATTGATCTGAGTAGGACCATTAAACGTATTTGTTGACTGCTCGCCCTTTTTAAAGGCCGGGACGCGCGCTTCGAGTAGCTTTGACAAGAGCGTGTCGGAGTAGTTGGTTTTTGTGCCACATACCTCTCCCTTGTAAAATACGTCCTCTTCCACGCCATGTACTGCGCGCTGTATGGCCGCGCTTTCCAGCCCCATATAGCCGACGCGCTGCGCCTCTTCGATCTGCTTGGCGGCCTCGGTGTCGTCCTTGATCCACTGCATAATGAACTGCGGAGACACGCCACATCGGCGCGCCGTGGTGTGCAGGTCACCATGCGCCTGCGACAGTTGATCGCAGATTTCCTTGAGTTTGGCGTCGGTTCGCATGTCGCGGGCTCCGGGGGTTTGCGTGCTATTTAAACGTGCTGGCGTGGTTGCGCAAGGTGCGATTTGTAGGGGGTGGGGTTTCCTGATCGGCACTTAATGTACCTGAGTACAGTGAGTGAAACTGAGTGTACTAATTTGATGGAGTACTAATTTGATGGAGTACTAATTTGATGGAGTATTTTTACAAAATTTTGCGAGTGTTGGCATCCTGTACAAGTACACCCCCTCCTGCCCGTCGACCCGGTGGGGTACTCGCCAAACCGTGAACAGTACGGGAACAAAAGGTGAAAGTATACGAAATAATGTATTCGATATACAGTATTCGCCACGCATTTAACATAATACATATTATCGGATCGGAACGTACCGTGACCGGATTGTGTCCGAAACGCCGCTACGTCGTCAGCGAGCGCGCCAGCATCCTTTAAAACCAATACGCCATGCGTACTCCGCCCCTGCCCCGCTCACTAACTACATTAAGCGCACTAAATAGTACTGATTTGATGGAGTACTAATTTGATGGAGTACTGAGCATCTCTCAATCTCTACTTATATACGTGTGTATATCACACACATAGAAATTACACATATATCACTATACTTACCCAATCAGTGTGGGCGGCCCCGCCCCCAAGTAGACCCCACAATAGATGACTTATCCCGATTTATTAAAAACGGCAGAAAACCGCCGTTTTTGACTATCGGACAGTTATGGCGCTATTATGGAAAGCAACGAAATAGCAACTAGACACGTTACCTATCGTGGGTAGCCCCCTGATGCCATTTCGACGCCCACGAAAGGAACCCACCAAATGCCACGCGAGGACATTAAGCGCATCCCACTACGCCAGAACGTACCATGGCGAATACATGACCAAATACATACGCGCACTTGCTACCATGTAGACGCGTGGTTGTATCAGATGCCCGACGATGGCTTGTACTTTGTCATCCGTACTAGCGCGGCCGGCATACATCCTATCGACAAGGTAATATTGCGCGCCACGCGGACGCATGGGCTCACGCCTGTGGCGTGGACAGACGACGTAGAGACGCGCGGGCTACAGCGGCAGATAGATAGTCCGTGGGGGAAGCGTCACGCGCCATGGCTGGCCGCGCTGCATGAACCGATCCGGGCGGAGGCTGTCACGCGTCGGCAGGGGTTCATAGGGCCGAACAGCGTACGCCTATGGTACGTGTGGACTTCGCCGCGCCTCAACGATCCCACGGCAGGCATAGAGAACATGTACGGCGTCACTAAGCGCGGCATGGCTGACACGACGTTGCCGGCGCCTGTACCCGTCGCGCGCGGGCGTCCTAAATCGCCATGGGACGCCCGGACGCGCTCGATACTGCGTACGTTGGATAAGCTACTGAAATAGCGCCGTATTTTCATTCGAATATCGAGTACCGTACCCAACATTCAAAACAGTACATTGAGAGAACAAACGACATGCCCCTAGAAGCCCCGGATAGTACCCGTACAGCGCGTAAATTATTTTGCGCTACGTCGGGTACTTGGCGCGCACATCGCGCTGTACGGGGCTTATACGGCGTTTTAGGGCCATATCGCATTTGGGCGTATTTGACGGCCACAGCGCGTACAGTGAAATTGGCACAGTACTTGCAATCGCGTGTACGCGGTACAGAAAGGCCGCAGCGGGAGTACGCGAGACGCAGCGTACGGCGGAACAAAGGGGCTTGTAGTGCTTTTAAAGCTATGCCATATAATGCCTACGGCAACGCATTTAGGGATGCAGCGACATGACCACGAACGAAGAGCGGCGGGCGAAAGTGCGTATCGCGCGCATTGCTCGCATGGATGGCTTTGCAGATGCGTATCTGCCCGGCATCAAACCGACGTACGCTTGGTGCGCAATGGATAACACCTACAACCGCGTCCGTACCCGCCAGTGCGCGTACACCACATTCACGCGCGCTTGCCGCGCCATCGCCCGGAGCAAGTAACATGACCACTAACGCCAAGTACGAAACGCGCGAACAGTGGCTTAACGCGTTCGTCATGTACTCGCGCGAGCATTTCGCCCGCGTCGGCTTCCCCCTGCCGGAAAAGGTACGCGTGTCGGTCGGCTTCACGTCGCATGGCGTGCGCTCTAACCGCATCGGCGAGTGCTGGCATGACGCCGCGTCTCAGGACGGCCATTTTGAAATATTCTTGAAGCCGACGATTGAGACGGACGCGCGTATGGCGGACATACTGACGCACGAACTATGTCACGCCGCTGCCGGGCTAGACGCTGGCCATGGCCCTCAGTTCAAGCGCGTTGCCAACGCATTGGGCCTTGTCGGGCGCATGACTAGCACGACGGCAAGCAGCGAATGGTATACGTGGGCGCTGCCCATCCTCGACGCCATCGGCCCGATGCCGTACGCCGCGCTTGCTGACGGTAAGTCCTCCGCGCCGCCCAAGCAGAAGACAAGCCTTTTAAAGGTAGAGTGCCCCGCGTGCGGATGGCTGGCCCGCGTCACGCACAAGCACATCGGCGCGCATGAATACCTTAACTGCCCCGTGCCGGAGTGCGTGGGCGTACTTGTCACGGGTTCGGGGGAGTAACGTACATGGCAACGCCTGATGACTTCGCCGACGTGATGCGGCTTATCGAACGCGCCAACGGCAGCGCGTTTGTATCCGCCCCGATCCGTTCGGGCACGCGTCAGTATATGTACGCGCTGCTTAATGTGTACGGCGTGACGGATGAGAACACACAGCGCCTTGTGTCGGATAAGGACTTGGTTGTGCTGTACTCGACGGCGCGCGGTGGGCGTGCTGCCGGCCAGCGCGTCGCGTCTAACATCGCGGCCAAGTACGGTTCCAACCCGCTGCTTGATCCCATGACGCTAAAGCCGGGTACGCAGCCGCCAGCGCCTCCCCCCGCCCCGCCTAGCGCGCCGTCTGACGACATGTCTAAGTACGCGACTAAGACTGACATGGCGACGCTGCGCAGCGACCTAAACCTAGACTTCCGGGGCCGCGTCGGCGACGTGCGCAGCGACATGGAAGCCAAGGTGCGCGAAGTACAGGACAACCTAACCAATACGTTGCTTGCCGTGACGGACGCGCTGCCGGACGCCGTGAAGGGGCACGTAGACGCCGCTATCAAGGCCCTCACGCCCACAACGCTAACCGTCGTGATCCCTAATCAGGAACCGACGCCGTTGGGGCTGGTACACCGTAAGACAGCCGCGCTTATCAAGATGCTGGCGGCCGGCGAGAACGTGTATCTTCACGGGCCCGCCGGATCGGGTAAGACGACTGCCGGCCGCAAGTGCGCCGACGCGTTCGGTCTGCCGTTCTACTTCGCCGCCAAGGTAGAGTCCGAATACATGCTGTTGGGCTTCAAAGATGCGCGCGGCGAGACTGTACGGACGCAGTTCCGTGAGGCGTACGAACATGGCGGCGTATTCCTGTTTGACGAACTCGACGGCTCTAGCCCGGCCGCTGTAGTGGCGTTGAACGCCGCGCTGGCGAACGGTATCTGTCCGTTCCCTGACGGCATCATCATGCGCCACGCCAACTTCAAGTGTATCGGCGCCGGCAATACCAAGTTGTCGGGCGCAAGCCGCCAGTATGTCGGTCGGTCGCAACTCGACGCCGCGTCTATCGATCGCTTCGCGTTCCTAGAGTGGGGGTACGACGACGCGCTTGAAACCAAGCTGGCCCGCAACCCGCAATGGTGTGAGTACGTGCAAGCGGCGCGCAAGTCGGTCGCGGATCGCGGCTTGCCGCACCTTATCACGCCTCGCGCGACGTACGCAGGCTGCAACCTGCTTGAGGCTGGCCTAGACTGGCATGAAGTCGCCGACGCGGTTATTTGGAAGGGCCTCGACGGCGAGACGGTTACACAGATTGTTAACGCCATGCCGCGTAACGTGCGCGAGTTGGCCAGTGCATACGTCGCTCCGGCCGCCCCTGTACAAGGTATCCTGTGATGCGCAGCGCCATCAAGCCGAACCATTACCGCTACGCCTTTGACAGCCTCGCGGAGTTGCAGCGCTACATCGCCGACACGCCGCGTACATGGGGATGTAAGGACAGCGAGGCGGCCCGCTTCACGGAGGATAGCTGGGACCTTAGCGCGGGCTATGACGGCGCCATGCGCATGGCGCGCGATGGTTGGCTAGACGGTGCGCGCAAGGCTGAACAAGCTTTAAAGGTACTCACACTCAAGAGCCCGGCGCCTGACACGCGCACCGACTTCTATGGCTATATGCCCCACGTTCCACGCTACTGCGCAGGCGCCCCGGATAGCATGATCCGGAAGGCGCGCGAGGCGTCGGGCGGCGGCGGCAAGGTACTCACGCTGTACGTGCCCGTGAATGCCGTGGCTACCGTGTCGGCGCTGCACATGCGCAACTTTGGCCTAGGCGTCGCGCAGTACGTCAACCAATTGGAGCAAGAGGGCACGCGCGTTGAATTGCATGGCGTGCTTTGCTCCAAGCTAAACGGTGGCCGTAACAAGGTAACGCATAGCTGGCGTATCAAGACTGCCGACGCGTACCTAGACCTTGCCGTACTGGCGTTCAGCATCGGCCACCCGGCCATGTTCCGCCGGCTTGGCTTCGCGCTGCGTGAGCGTTGCGACGCGCCGCAAGACAGCGGCTACGGTATGTCGGTGGCGTGTGAGTTGACGGACCTTATAGACCCGCCTGTAGGCGCGTACGTCCTCAACGGGATGCGCAACGCCGGCACGGTAGCGGAGACACCAGCTAAGGCGCTGGCGTACGTCACGGCGCAGATTGAGAAGATGCTAGAGCGGGAGGACGCAGCATGAGGAACTACAGCGAGGCGGCGTATTTTGATGGCGATCATTGCCAGCACGTCGCCGACTATACCGAACGCAAGCGCATTGCTGGCCGCAAGGCATTCGCGGAGCGCATGATGGCCCGTAACCGGAGGAACGCCAATGACTGACAAGCAGGAATACCGCTGTACTATGTGCGGCCATGACGCGGGCAGCAAGTTTGCTTTAAAGCGGCACAAGTCGCTTTGCGGCAGCTTCCCCGTCATCGGCGGCCACGCTGACAGCCCCGACCCTCGCGCCGATAGATACTTGCTCGCCACGCGCGACACCAAGTACCATCGGTTTGTTAAGGAGTAGCTGATATGGCTCAAGTGGTAGACCCGCCCGACCCTTTGTTTGAAGGGCAGATACCCCGCCCCTGTCTACGCTATAGACAGGAGAACGACGAGTACGTATGTACGAACAAGCGCTGCCGTATGCGCTGGGACATACACGAAGAACAACCCCCGTGCCCGCTGGGAGGCGAGTAATCATGAACAAGGTTGCGATTAACCCGAACGAAGTTAACTTGCTTGTGGACGTACTGCGCAACGCCGCGTGCGATAAGAACCGCAAGCGGACTGTTCGCTGGCGTTGCGCCATGCTGGCAAACGCACTTGTACGGAGGGCTTACGATGCGTAACGATACCCCGCAGCCGCGCAAGCGGCGCCTGTACCGCATGACCGACTTTGGCCCCCGCCCGGCGCCGTGGTACGCCCGACTGCTGCACGCAGTCGGCCTGCTTCGGGTGCGACGCTGATGTACGCGCTGGTCATCATGCTGGCAACGTTCATAGCGATTGCCGTCGTGGCGTTCCTCGCCACTACCATCTACCTTTTCGGAGGGCCCGGCGTGCTTCTGGCTGTTGTGATTGTCATCGGCTTGGGGGCGCTGCTTGGAAACATGGAAGAGAATCGGCTGCGCGAGCAGTACCGCAAAGATATGGAGGACCTTTAAATGTACGCAGTTGCATGGCGTCACAACGCCAACAGCCCGTGGAACATCAACCGGGAACCCGTACCGTCCGAGCAGGTGGCCCGCGACGAAATCAACAAGATCGGGTCGTACGACATGGTGAAGCGCGAATACCGCATCATCCCGTTGGGCGACGCGGATACTTGGTCTGACCCGTTCGCGGAGCAGGCAACCCGGTTGGACAGCACGCCATGATCGTTCGGGCGCGGCTGGCGACCGCTCGCGAAAAGACGCTTAAGCTTTGTAGTGATGAAAGCTGCACGGCTAACCCGTCGTACGTGGTAGACGACGTATTCTTCTGTAAACGCCATGCGGCCGCTCACGCGCTGCACTTAGCCTTGGAGGCAGGGAAATGATCGCCGCAGAAGTAGCGCTGGCCTTCAATACGGCCAACGAGCGCAAGGCGTGGACAGCACGCCCTAACAGCAAGGATAGCGGCGATACGGTACACTTCACGTCGGCAACCGGACTGGTGGCGCTGGTGTATGAATGCGACACCGAGCGCTTTCAGGTACGGTTCAATAAGTTCCATGCGGCATGGGGCGACTACGTTACCAGCATCGCCCGTGCGCTGCATATCGTATTGAGTACTTTAAAGCAGGGCGGCTTGCCTGTGGACGCACCTGACGACACGGATGGCATCGAGATTGTCGCCACGTCGGGCACTGGCGTTACCTACGTGCGGTGGCCGGGGCAGAAGCCTATGGAGCGTAAGCCGCAACATGAGACGCTTTACAGCCTATTGGAGGCGGACGGCGCTGGTATGCTAGCCCCGGCCGATCCGATAGCGGACGCGACCATGCCGGAAATACGGGAAGAGGGCTGAAACTTTTTCGCCGTACGCGCATTTTTAGTATTGACCGGCCTGCACAGTACTATAGACCGGACCTACCAACACAATTCAACCCGCCACGGAGGCACCTACGATGACCGAACTGAACGCCACCACCGCCCTCTCGACCGGCACGCTGGGTACCGACCCGCTGGCCGCCGCGCCGACCCCCGCCGCGACCGAGGCGCCCGCAGCCGCTGCGCCGGCCGACGCCAATACGTTCCAGTTCGTCATCCCGAACACCGAAACGCAGATCGGTATCGACATTGCGCAGGTTCCCGCCGACGTGCGTATGGACTTCTTGCGCAAGGGGCTGCGCGACTACATCACGAACGCGGTCAATCAGGCCAACATTCGCGCCAACAAGGCCAACGCGCCGTTCGACGCGCACGACGAAGCGACCAAGGCGGACCCGTTGCAGACCGCGGTTCCGAAGCCGGCCGGCGAGCGCGTCAAGCCCGACCTGATCGCGACCGCCGCCGCCGCCCGCAAGCGTCTGTATGACGGCGAAATCCGCAAGCAGGGCGAGGGCAACGGTACGCCGCGCGCCACCGTCGATCCGCTCACCAAGCTGGTCACGGAAGCCGTGGTGCGCGAACTGCACGGCAAGGACAAGGCGGCCGGCGGCAAGCGCAAGTACACCGAGTTCACGGCGGAAGTCGCCAAGGCCGGCGGCGGCATCAAGTACCTCGAAGCGAAGATCGCGGAGAAGGTGGCGTCGGGTACGGACGAAGCGGTGCTGCGCAAGTTCATGGACGAACGCTACATCAAGCCGGCGCAGATGATGCTCGGCGACCGTACGAACAAGGCGACCGACGCCGCCAACTCGATCCTGTAATCCCCGAACCGGGGTACTGCCGGGGGCGGGGTATCGCGAGGTACCCCGCCTTTTCTTTGTCACAAGCTGGGAGGCTTTAAAGTGTCGCACAATGAAACCAATTTCAACGAGTTCGTGGATACCGCCGAACGTCTAGGTAAGCTGGGCGCTATCGCCGCCATGGAGGCCATACATAGTACGTCGCAGTTGGCGGGTACTCCGAAGGAGCAAGTCGCCGTGATGGGCGTCGCCATCGCCGACCTTGCCACGGCGTTCGTACTATCTGGTGTACGAACGAAGAACGACGTACAGCCGTTTATCGACATGATCGTTGGGGCGATGGAGCGGGCCAAGAGGGCTTGACCCAGCCCTAGGGCCTGCTATCGAGGCGGCGGGCATCGCAACCGCCCGCCTCCCAGAAGCCGACGCAGGACGCCGGTTTCCGCCCCGCCTAGGCCCTAACCTAGGCGGGGCGCTTGCGTTGGGGCTCCCTAGATCGATCGCGCTTGACAGGGGCTCTCCGGGGCCCCTAGGTGGCGCTCTCCCGAGGGACGGACCAGTTAGGCCGCGTGGCGAAGGGCTTAGGGGCCTCGCGCGGGCAAGGACGGAACCGAGGGGCATGGGTAGGGCGTACTTGTGGACCTAGAATACAACCAGATATTCAATGCCCTGACTGCCATCGTACCGCCGGGTGCGGTATTCGAACTGCGTATGCTTGGCGCGCGTAAGGGGCAGATCGACAGCGGCTATTTCAACGATCCGGCGCAGGCAGCGAACGCGCTTGTATCCTCGCAAGGGTATTACAAGGGCGTGTACTTCACGCCTAACCCCGTCATGCCCGACGCGATGGCGCGCAGCTACAATCGGATTACACCGTGGGCGCAGCACTCCACGCACGACACGGAAGTAGCGCGCCGCCGATGGCTGATGGTGGACATAGACGCCCGCCGGCCTGTAGGTATTTCCAGCAACGAAGTGGAGAAAGCAGCTACTTTAAATGCAGCGCGCTCTATTGGCGCCGTGCTGACCATGATGTACGACTTTCCGCAGCCGATGATAACGGACAGCGGAAACGGCGCATGGCTTATGTACCGGATCGATGAGGAAAACTCAGACACGGTAAAGGACGAGATACAGACGTTCCTACAGATACTCAAAAAGCAGTACGACAGCCCGTTGGTTGACATGGACATTACCGTGTACAACGCGGCGCGTATCAGCCGGGTACCGGGGACGTGGGCACGCAAGGGCGACAGCACGCCGGACAGGCCGCACCGCAAGGGCGCCATCCTGCAACAGGCTGATGCCTTTAAAGTGCTTTCCATCATCAAGGTGATGCGCTTCAACGCCGCCAACCAGCACTTGGTCGGCGCGCCCAAGTTGCAGACCGGCACGAAGAAACACGCCAACGAGTACCCCCAAGACGAGGCGCTGTATAAGCGCTTGAATGAGTACGCGATGCGTAACGTCAAGTCGTGGGTGCTCACGTTCTTTCCAACAGCGCGCGAGTACAAGGAAGGCTATCGGGTCAACTCAGCCGACATAGGGCAGTCGCATGAGGAAGACCTTACAATCCATCCATGGCCCCTTGGTATCAAGTACTTTGGCAGCGCGGATCAAGGTGATGCCACGGAAGGCCGTCGTACGCCCATATCTGTCATTGCTGAATACAGCCTGCAAACTACAGACAAGGCCCTTGCCGCTCGGAAGCTGTCAGATACACTCAACTTCCCCATAAACGAAATGGGCGCGATCCCGCCCCAGCAAACCCCGGTCACACTAACGGCGGGGTTCAGCGGCGGTACCGGCGCCATGGCAGGCTTGCTGGGAACAAAGCCGCGCATTGACTTTAAAGGTACTCGCTCGATAGCGGACCTACGCAAGCAACAGCACAGGCCGATACAATGGGTTGTCAAAGACGTAATACCCGCCGGCAACATGCTATTGGCCGCGCGCCCGAAGATGCGCAAGACATGGCTGGCGTTGCAGTTGGCCCTTGCCATCGCGCGGGGGCGCAAGTTCCTCGACTGGCAGTGTGAGCAAGCCGACGTACTGTTTCTAGGCCTAGAGGACAACGAGCGCCGTATTCAGAACCGTATCAATACGTTGACCCGATTTGACATAGACATAGGCGACTTGACGGGCTTCCGGTACTGGACCGGCGGCATGGACTATGATGGCGCAGGACGTTTAAAGCTAACCAACCCGGAAGAGGAAGCCGCGCTACTCAAGGCGTTTCCAAGGGGCGAAGAGGGAGCCGACGCGCTCGATCAGTTCCTTACGCAGTTCCCAAAGACCAAGCTAGTAGTCGTGGATACGTTGGCGCACTTCCGGGGCGAGCGTACTAGCCGCGATGTGTACCAGAGCGACTACGATAGTATGATGCCGTTAACCAAGCTGGCGACCAAGCATGGCGCGTGTATCATGCCAGTTACGCACGAAAAGAAAGGCAACGCCGATCGGGGTATTGGTGGGGACTTTTTGGAGGACGTGACAGGCTCGGCGGGTATCAGCGGCGGCGCGGATGGCGTTATCAGTATCAAGGGCCGGCGCGGCGTACAGGAAGAGAACGAAAGCCGGAAACTGCTTATATCGGGCCGCGACGTGCCATTCGACTACGAACAAGATATTTCATTTGACGCGGAGCGCGGAGGATGGCTAAAAGCGGCCAAAGAGGACGTTAAGGTTGCGCTTAGGGCTCTACTCACAATACACCCGTTTCTTAACCAGCGGGATATTCAGAACTTGCTACCGCACGCGGGGCAAGCCCGGCTGTATCGCGCTTTGACCGACATGAAGTTGGTTGGCGAGATCGAGCAGGGCAAGTTCGGGTATTCGTTGAAGCGCTAGGGAGTACTAGATATGCATAAAGAGCGCGACGCGGTATCAGAGGCTAAACTACTTGCAGAAATGCGTGGCGAGCGTATGCATCCGAGCGGCTTATATGAAAGCGAAATGCGCAGTAACGCACAGCCTAACCGTAAGGCGCGACGCGCATCTAAGCTTAAGTAATCCCGACACGGTACCGGGTTACGTACCGCCTTTGCAAAGGAAAATACTATGAACGATACCAATGGAGCGGCCCTTTCCGCACTCGCCGCAGCGCTGGCGCCGTATCTCGCGCAGCACTTCGGCGGCAACGGCGCGCAGGGCAACCCGACCGCGCAGAGCGGCGGTGCATTCGGATCGCCGCAGACGGGTGGCGCGCTGAATACGGCGTTCGCCGGCAACCAAGCCCAGCAGCAGCAGGCGGCGGCGCAGGTACAGCAGGGCGGCGTCGCCGGCAACATGTTCGGTGGCGGCAATCCGCAGGGTACGCAGCAGCAGTCGGCGGCGCCGGCCGTCACGGCCGACATGATCCAGCAGCTTATCACGCCGCTGGTGCAGAACGAGCAGGTGAAGGCCGCGCTGACGACGCAGATGCAGCAGATGGGCATCCAGAACCTGCCCGACGCGCGCCCCGAGCAGATGGCCGAACTGTACGCCCGCTTCCAGCAGGTGGACCAGCAGGCGCGGCAGGCCGGGCTCATCGGTGCGCCGGCCGGCGGCTCGCCCTCGATCATCTAACCTGTACGGGGCGGCTTCGGTCGCCCCGTATCCTTTAAAGGAGCGGTTGCAATGAGCCTTATCGGTATTCAGAAGCAAGTCGATGACCATGTACAGCGTATGCTGACAGAGGAAAGCGAACTTGCTACGCGCTTGCAGAAGCTGCAAGTATTCGTCACGTCGCCGAAGTTCGCGCAGTTGCCCGACATGGATCAGGAACTGCTTGCGGCTCAAATGTTCGTGATGCAGTCGTACGCGTCGATCCTCAATACCCGGCTTCGCATGGCGACGAGTGCCGGCGTTACCATCCCACTCGCCAACTAGGAGTACGTCATGGACGACAAAGCAGTAACGGAAGCGCTCGCCGCCTCCACGCACCCGAAGGTAACGGAAGACAAGTTGTCCGCCGTAATCATCGGTGAGACGTTCGTACATCGCGTCGTCGGCACGCTGACCATCTGCGTACTCACGTTGGTGAATGGCTTCACCGTCGTCGGCAAGTCGGCGTGCGTGTCCCCCGAGAACTACCGGGAAGACTTGGGCGAACACTTCGCCCGCGAAGACGCCAAGCGCCAGATTTGGTCGCTGGAAGCGTACGTGCTGAAACAGCGCCTTCATGACGATAAGGTACTGCGCGACACGTTCGCCAGCGGCCCGAAGCTGGACGGCATGTCGATGTACGCGGGCACGAAGGCGTTGCTTGCCAAGCCGATGACGCGCGGCGAGTACAACGCCTTCCGTGGCTGGACGACCCCGGACGATGAAAACGAGTCCGACAACGGTCGTATCGTGCAGTACTCGGACGGCTACATTTCGTGGACCCCGCTGGCGCAGTTCAACGCCGCGTACCACGCCATTTAAAGGTAATCGGGGCATGTTGTCCACCACCGCCTTGACGCCCGTAGCGCACGCTAAGACGCGACCGCCGTCGAGCGCAGGGCGGTGGATACCGTGCCCCGGTTCCGCTACCGTAGCGCCGCTGTACCCGAATGACAGCAGCAAACATAGCGACAAGGGCGACACGGCCCACGCGCTACTAGAAGACGGCATACGCTTTGGCGTACTCCCTGATACCAATGACCCCGACATGGACATGAACGTCCGCGACGTGATGGAGTGGGTACAGGCACGCAAAGCAGAGTACGGCGACTGCACCGTGTACGCGGAGCAGCGATACGACATTCCAGAAACAGGGGAGTTCGGTACATGCGACATTACGCTGGTAACGGGCAGCCTGATACATATTGCGGACTACAAAAACGGCTTTGTACTCACGGATGCCCGAGAACAAATGCTGACGTACCTTTTGGGGGCCATTGCAAAGTACGGCGAGCGACCATCTTACCGCATGACGGTGCTGCAACCAAACCATGACCATATCTATGGTCCGTACCGTACAACGGAGGTAAGCAACGATGACGTACACATGTTTCGAGGATTGGTACGTCGAGCAGTTAGCAGCACTGTATTCAGCGCGGGTTCCCATTGCAAAAAGACTTACTGCGATCATCGGGGAAGCTGCGCAACCTTCCTCGCATGGTGCCAGACTACCGGCGAGGACGCGTGGTACCCGCACGAAGTCAACGCTATTGATGACAACCAGCTTGCTAAAGCCTTGGACCATGCCGATACCCTACACGGGGTACGGGACAGCTACCGGAAAGAGGCCATGCGACGCATTGCCCAGCACGACCGGAACATACCGGGGTACAAACTCGTCAAATCACGACAGCAACGCGACTTCGCTGGCGAGAGTGGCCGCGAGGCTTGCTATCGCAATCTAATTTCCATCGGGTACAGCCCGACCGACCTGTACGAAGTGAAGCCCTTTAAAGTAGGTGACTTGACGCTTGACGAGCGAACCGCCCTCACAGTCGCGGGCGTAGAGCGCATGGTTAAGCAGAAGTACAAGCACTTCAAGCGGGGGCGGTGGAAGGAAGTATGGGACGAATACTTCCGCCCGCATATTCGCGAGTTCTCCGGTAGCCTCACCCTAGAGCGAGATACCGATGGAAGGCCGGCTCACACGCGCGGG